GGCTTAAGCGCTGCCAAGGGCTGCCAAAAACGCCACCTTGGGAGTTGAAGCCTTGGTTGGCGTAGTAGGTCGCGGCATTACGGCCTATTTCGTGCATACTGGCGCGCTGGTCATAAATAGAATTACCAAGTTTTTTAAGCCTTGTTTGCAGCTCTTTATTACCGGTAATTACTACTGTTAAGTTCATTAGTACCTATCACTCATTCTAAACTGGCGTTCAGCGCCGCCTGATTCGGCTACAGCTGTAGCAGTACTGGCATTGGGCCATGCGTTATACCCGCCTGCGTTTGTTACTGTTTCAGCTACACCGGTAACGCCGGTTAGCTTCAATTCTTTATTGTTAATGCGGTCGAGTGTGCCTTGGGCTTGTTTAATAAATTCTTCACCCTGCGCCCTAGTAGCTGCAGAACCAGCGCCAAATTCACTAATAAGCAAATAGCCAGCTGCAAGCGTCATGGCAATTTCACGAATAAGCGGGTTTATTGGGGCCGTAAACGGTACTACATATAAGCCGGTAAGTTCAGCGTCAATATGCGACTTGGCGGCTTGCCGTTTCTGGTCGACAAGCGAGTCTTCTAAAAACTGGTTGTTTTGCAAGCCGGCTTTTTTCTTAACATCTTCAACGCTACAGTAAAGGCCATAACTACCGCCGCGGGCCGCGGTCGAGTCGGCAAGGGAAGTTTCGGTTGCCGCAGTTGAATTATAGAAGGTAAATTTATACCAGTAATCTGAACCGCCAGTAGCGTCATTATAAGAAGTATAGTTTTGGTCAAAATCAATATCTACTGTGGCCAGTAGTTCAAACGAACTATCTGACGGAGGCGTACCACTAACGTTTGGTGCCCGGTAAACTTTAACTTTGTCGCCAAATAGGCTATGTACATCATCAAAACGGTTGTGTGGGCGCGCCAAGGCACCAATACCAATAGTGGTTGCGCCGCTAATTCCGCTAGAAACAACCTTTTCACCAGTATCGCTGCCCAGCCGGCCAACATAAACAAAGTCGCCGTTAGCAAAGCCCTGATTATTCTTTACTACTAGGCTAGTAGCAGCTGCCGCTGCGTCACCGTCAAGCTGTGTGCGTTCTTTTATATTTAGTGAGCTGAAATTGTTGATCTTTATTGTTTGCGCCATATTAAACCTATTATAACCTTACTATTTATGCGTCCAAATAAATCGTTGTATCTTCTTCGGGTACGCTAGCAAGCGCTAAGTTATTTTCACCTAAAACAATAGGAGTAGTATGGTAGATAATTACTTCTTCTTCGGGCTCTGCTAGCACTTCTCCGGGCATCGCGTACCCGGTAGCAGCATAATATACACCGGCGTACATATTACCCCTTCACTTGGCTTATAAAGGTTACAAGGCTTTGTTTAACATCCGGAACTGTGGCAATTTCTGGGTTCTGCATGTCTGCTTCTAGCTGCTCTAGCGCTGTTGCAGGTATGGTCAATTCTTCAACCGGCGCAACATAATTAGGATTCGGTACTACAGATAGTGTCTGTGGGTCCCAAATACCTTGCCCGCTTAACAACTGTTCAGTGGCTTCTCGAGATAACTCTATTGCTGTTAATGTTTCGGGTAAGTTGCCAAGCACTGTACCTGTTGACTTCAATATTCCTGTTGCTGTTTCATATACTGCGTACATATTTTTCCTTTCTTAGTAGGGTATTCCGTGAAAAATTAAATCAAGCTGGCTGTTTCCAGTTCTTGAAAACCGCGCCGATATTCTTGTGCCTGCAGGTATCGGTTTTCTATACAATGGCGGTACTGGTAAGTCAACAGCCTCAGATGTATTTGTTACGGTTATGATGTTTTCTGCAATTACGACTTCGTTGCCTGCTGTGCCAATTGCAATGTCTATACCTTGCCCACCTGCGGAAATTGCCGTATTGTCATATCCGCCGACCGTAATAAAGAAGCCCTGATAAGCCCTGTTAGTTGATGCAGTTATCTCAGAGTAAGAGCCTTTGGTATTTGTTGAATCGGGCGTGGAAACTTGAGTACCTCTTGAATTAGCCGTATCTGCGCCATACGTATCTACATAAGATTGCAGGTTTCTCATTTTTTTGTCATTTTTTCCAAATACAAACTTGAATAAGTATGCCTTAGACGCTGGCGTAGATTGTATATTAAATGCGACTCTAGTACCTTTATCTAGTCTAATTGGAATAGTTATTTGGTTCGTAAAACCTTGTGCTTTCATTCCTACATCGAGGTTTGCGACAACTACTGTTTCACTTCCTGCGCCACCGACAGCAATATTCATAAGACAAGAAGTGTTTACGCCGTTTTGTGAATTCACGCCTATTTGAATCATCAAAGTCTGAACATTTTGACTTAATGATGCGACTATTTCTGTGTACGCAGTTAAGACGTGGGGTGTTGCGCCTGTTGTTATGGTATATGTAGATAATACGTTTGCGTTAGCTCCTTGCGTGTCAGAAGTATAGCCATCTCCTGTAATATCAAAGAATTTTAGAATATTGTCATCTATTTTTCTCGCTATTGGTACACCTAATGTTGAACTTAGTTTACCCATTATTAAGCAGTCCTTGAGTTAACGTAGCCATAAATTTGAACATCGTTTGCTTCATCTGCAAAAGCCTTTATGACTTGTGCGTTTTGCAATAGTAGACCTTCGCAAATGGGCACTAAACCTGCTTTACATGGTATTGGTAAGATTATGAGGTTGTCTGGGTCGGCAGTGCCGCCGAATTCAATAGTCAGTGTTCGTGTTTCACCATCTGCATCGTTGTTTTGGGCAAATAGAAAAATCTCATCCATGTTAGTTGTGCCCGACGCCGCTGTATGTATTGTAACTGAAGCGCCAGAGCTTGTGCCTGTAACCTTAATTCCCTTGCCGTCAGTTGAGCCGCTTAATTTTGCTTTTGCATATGTAGCCATTGTTTGCCCCTTTCAGAACCCGAAAAATCGCATTCCTATTATTAAGTTTTCATCTTCTACTGTTACTGAACCGCCGCCAGAAGCGTTTAATGTACTGCCGCTCAACGACAGATTAGTTCCAAGCGTTATTTCTTCAATCGCGCCTGTGCCCGCGGTACCTCGCCCAAGCAATTTGTTTGTGGCCATTGAGTCGGTTTTTTTGGCATTTAACTGTGTTTGGATCGCCGAAGTCACTCCATCGACATAGCCTAATTCTGTTGGCGTTATGGTTGCGGCACCTGCTTGAATGTTTTGGCCATTCATATCTAAAGTACCGCCTAGTTGCGGCGTAAGGTCTTCTACTACATTACCAAGACCACCGCTAGACATGCTTTCGATCTTATCTCGCACTGCGTTTTTGGTTGGTACTTCAAGCGAACCGTTCCAGTTTGTGGCGTCATAAGCTTCATCGGACACGGTTACTTCACCGTCTTTAAGTAATACGCCGTCAACGGTTACGCCTGCCGCTGGCGTGTGTTCTGATATTGTGTCTGCAACTAATGCGCCGGGGGTGTCCAAGCTACCAACAAGCTGTACATAACCGTTATCCGCTACCGTAATGCCGCTGCCCTGTACAAGTTTCCCTGTCGTGCCGTCAAAGCGTGGTATTTCGTTGTCCGTGGAAGATGCTGCGCCGGCTACTTTTGCCGCAAGGTCAGTTGTTAAATTGGTTATATCGCTTTGCGCATGCGTGTGCGAAATAGCAGCATACAGTGTGTCAAAATAAGTTTTAACAGTTGCCTTTATATTTGCCCATGTTACTTTTTTGAGCACATTAGACGCTTCAGAGTCAATAAGCGGCAAAGTATCTCCGTCAACCGGCGTAGTTTTACCTGTGGCGCCATGAATGGCTGCGCCAACGTTACCAGCGTCCGTTACATCGGCTAGCGCTTCAATGCCGTCCAGCTTGGTTTCGTCAGCGGTTGTAAAGCTAGCGGTCGTATTATCAAGCACACTTTGGTTAGCGTGGGTATGCCTAGCAGCGGTGTTTGCTGCAACATCCGTATTGTTTGAAACTTCAGTGTCAAAATCAGAAATAGTAGAAGCGGCTTGTGTGCCGGTATGGTTGGCGCGGGCATAAGCGGCTGTAACATGTTCGCTAAAAATAGCAGCTGAAATTCGCCAGCCCACTTCTATATCTTGGGCGGTAGTAATACCTTCGGCGCGGTCAATGGTTAACGTATCACCAGATCGAGCAGTTACCAAAACACGTTCTGCATTTGCAACGGTTGGTAATTGGTCGGCGGGGTGAACAATAGCGTCAAAAGGAGTAGAAGGAAATCTACTCCCTTGGTTTGTTGTTACTACTAAACTTGTGCCTGAAGCAGCCGGTGAGGGAGCTGTCGCAACCAAGCTAGTCGCTAAATCTTTGACGTTTGGTGCCGACATAATACTCCCTTACCTTATTTATTTTTTACTGCTTTTAATTTGCCAATTAGGCGATCGACAAATCTTGGTCGATCTGTTCCGGTGTTGGCTGTGCTGGCGCCTGTGGCTCCTGCGGTTGCACTGGCTCTTGAACCTGTGCGGGTTGTTCCGGTTCGGCTGGGGAATCCGAAACCACTGGCTCCGGCGCTAAAGGGGCTTCGGTAGCCGTTGCCCCCTCGGCCGGCTTGGAACTATCAGCCACAGCAATATTGCCGTCAGCCAAGCACTTTTCAATTACGGCCTTGTCTTCACTTGTAAAGACTTCGCCTTCTGTGTGCAAAGTGTCCCCTTGGTAGAAACTTCTAACTACTGTGTACATAGTTTACCTTTCTAACCTTAGTCGGTTACGGTGTCAAGTATTTTGTAAACGCATTCGCTGTCAACAATTTTCATTGTGTAGAAGTCAGTTACACGAACAACATCAGACTTGGAGCCTTCTTCGCGGCGAACGTCAACACCAATCATGTCAGGCTTGAAGAACTGGTACAAAGCACTTGGCTCTTCAATTGCTGGGGTTGGGTTAACATACAGCAAGTAGGCAATACCCTTGGTTCCCCATAGGAATGAACCGGTGCCGCTTTCAGCTGCGCTTTGCTTAATACCGCCAGCAATAAGCACTTGGTCGACATCGAAGTAACCAGCAATTAAGTTGCGAAGGTTAGCTTCTGTTTTGTCGGTTGTGTAGGCAATAGAAGCTTTGAAGTCGGTGTTACTAAGAAGCTTGTCGTAAGAAAGGCGGTCAATTACAAGCGTGTTAGGGCGAACGCCAGTTAATTTATGAATGTAGTTTTTGCCGGTAAGAACTTGGGCACGTAGGTCGGTTGCAGCGGTGCTCCAGTTACCTTGTGCGTCAACAACGTTACCTGAAGCGGTTGCTGCGGCTAGGGCTGAAATAAGCTCGTTCTCTTTTTCAATAGCAATCTGGCCGGCAATACGGTTGGTTGCGTTACGCTGTGGGTCAAATGGTGAGTCGTAAGTTTTCAGGATACGGTCATCAATCCATTCTTCAAGCGTATGCTCAACCAGCGTAAATGTACCTTGGTTAAGCTTACCAGTAACGCGGTTAGCGCTACCAGTTAACGCACGCTTTGTTGAAGAAGGGGTAATCAAATTCGACTTATCGTTTTTGAAATATATGCCGGACTCTTTGTTAACGGCAATTTTTGGCGCCAATATGTCGGCGACTAATTCGGTGTTTTTGTAACCGATGTAGACACTGGTTAGCAGTGGGTCTACGAAAACTGATTGGGGGTTCATGTTATGCTTACCTTTCTTTCTTTATTTTACCTTAAGCGATGTAGACCCTGTCAGTCATTGGCATGAATTCAAACAAGCCGTCATTCACAGCTGTTTCAAGGGCCATACCGACAATTGCGTCACCGTCAGTTGTTGTTGCTATTAATTCACCACCATTTGTTGCAGTAACAAGATCGCCAACAGCGATGTTACCACCAGCGCGGCCAACTGCAGTACCGCTTGCACTTCTTAAACGAACCTGTGCGTCTTCGCCGGCTGCAATAGCAATGTCAGTTACACCAACAATTGCGTCAGTTCCAGCAGTTGCGGCAACAATGTTACCGGTGCTGAACTTAACAGCGACACCCTTATCAAGTGCTACTGCGCATGGAAATGCTCGCACGCTGCTTTCGTTAAATTGTTCGCTCATTAGTTTTCACCTTTCCGCTCAGCGTAGTATTGCTGTGCAAGTTCCTTATTATCTGCTAACACTTGGCTAGTAGCCACACCAATATTAAGGGTCTGGCCCTCTTTTTGTGCAGCTTCAACCTTTTCTTGGGCAAGTTTTTGAATTTGTGCAATTGCACTTCCAGTTTCGGCGGCCTTCACGCTAGAACCTTGCTCGTTTGCCATGGCCTCATTGCCATTAAGGCCCTTCATAAGGTCTTCAGTGCTAGGGTCTTTAACAAGGCGTTCAGCCCATACCTTCGCTTGATCGGCCTTAATCGCGCCACGCTCAACGTGGGCTTGAACCTTCTGCATTGCCTTTTCCATTTCATATTGGTCGGCAACTTTTTCAAGGCGCTTAAGCCGGCTTGCTTCAACAAGCACTTTTTTGCCGCTGCGCACATCAGCCATAACAGCTTCAGCTTCTTGCTTTTCAGCGTTAGCTTCTTCGCCTTCGCCTTCTTCTTGCTCGCCTTCACCTTCACCGCTTCCGGCTGGTGCTTCAAAACCGAACTTGGTCAACTCTTCAGTTGAAAGTTCACCTTTGTGCTCCACGAGAAAGGTTTTTTCTTCCTCGGTCAGAGCGTCGGCGTCTTTTGCGCGTACTTCTTCTAATGTAAGCATGGGTTTCTCCTTCTCGCTTGCACTAACGTATATTAAGTTTTTATCTGCTCCACTCCCCTCGCCGGAAGTTGTCGAAGCCATAATGGGTTTAAGTCCTTTGAAAAACGGTATATTCGTTAACCCCGCACCAACAAGGACGTTTTGGGCGGTCATGCTCCAGTCTTCTGGGTCGTGCCAGCTGCCTAGGCAGGCAGGGTAAAAACTGGGGGAAATACATTTGAATTCACCGTTGAGTAAAGCTTCTTCACCGGACTTTGACCATTCTACAGTTGCAATTAGTGTATCACCTTCAACAGAAACTTCCTTAATCCAACCTGCAGCAGCGGCCCATTCTTCGTGGCTAAAATCAATTGGCAGGCCAAAGCCGGCGCCGCCGGGCATGCCTACGCCTTTGTCGAAGTTATTTTTAAATTCCAAAAGGTCGGCGGTCGTAATTTTCATAAAGCCCTTGTTGGAGTCATCGGGCCATTCGCCAGCCTTGATTAATTCAATGCTTGTTGGCAATGCTTCACCAGCCTTTGCTGCACGTATTGGCCTGAAAGTTTTAGCAAGGTGGTTGTTTATTTTTTCGACCGCTTGTGGGTTCATACTGTCAATATTCTTACAAACGTTAGCTTTTTGTCAAATTATTTACCAAGCTGCTTAACTATTGTTGCAATGGCTTCTGGGTTGGTAACAGCAATACCAGCCATAGGGTCGACCGAAGCGGGTATTTCAGCCGCTTTATAGCCTAGGTGGTTAATGTAGTTTGGAATTGCAAAAGTGGTATTTGGGTCGGCCTTGGTGGCTACAGCAAAACGAATACTATCACCAATAAGCTGGGAGTATTGTTGGTCGTCGGCAATTAGCAAAACGTCTTTTTCGCCAAATGGTAGTTTAAGCTTGGTTGTTTTACCGAATTCAGCGGCTAGTTTTTTATCGCGGGCAACATAAAACGAGTTACCTAAAATGTCTGTATATGGGCTGTTGCTGTTCTTACCTTCGCCATGGAATACCGAAAGCGGGTCAGAACTTCGGCCAACTGCATGGTATTTGCGGCCCTTGGCAATAGCTTCGTTGGCTGGCGCGCCCAGTTCAATAAAGCCTTCTTGGTTCAGGCTTTTGAATGGGTGAGCTTGCCTGTATTCTTCTTCGTAGACAAGCCGTAAGCCGCAGCGGCAATTTGGGTGCGCGCCGGGTGCTTGGTGGCCACTTGGGAATTCATCTGTAATTGGTATCATTCCGGCATTTTCATTGGTGGCGCAAATGTCTTTGGTGTTAACCGCTTGCCATTCTTTTGCTACTGCACCAGACTGCCGGCCCATTTCAAGAAGCCCACCGCCATAGGCATTTACAGCTTCAGTTCGGGCAATTATTTCAGCGCGGCGCGGGTTTTTTATAGTGTTCTGTAAGCGGGCCGCCGCGGTTGCCTGATCTTCGCCAAGGCCAATGCTAGTACGCAGCGATTGGCGTATGTCGTCCCTCGTTTTTTTGGTTATTGAATATTCGGCCTTGGGATTATCAATGAACCGGCCGTCCTGTGTTACGCTTTTGCCAACCAGCTTTGCAACTTGGTTGCGGGCAATGTTCTGAACGGTACTACTGGTTTTTGTTAAGCCAATAGGTTGCGAATAAATACGCTCCCCAGCTTGTGCGCCAGCCACTACGGCGTCGCTAATGGGGTCGTACATGGTATTGATCAAAATGCCGTCTTCGTTTCCAATTTCATCGTTAATCAAAATGTCAATGTCAAATTCAAGGTCATCGGCCTGAATAATTGGCCTGCGGCTAGCGTACTGCAGCCAGTTAATGTACCTAGGTGCCCGCTCAGAAAATTCTTTGAAGTAAACAACAAGGGCGCGCTCTAGTTTTGCTTCGGCCTTAATAAGCTTGGCTTTGCTTTCGGTGTCTTTATCGTATTGCTTACTCCAGTCTTCGGCAGCGCGAATAACAGCACCTAGTTTTTCGTATTCCTCTAATACGGCGTGCTGGTGCATGGCTAGCCTACAATCGTGTCAATAAGTTGCTGCCGGGCGCGCTTGGCTTGGCTTAAGGCTGCCTGTTTTTTTAGTTCTGTTTCGGTTTGCTTTTTCTGATTGTTTTCAGCTTCGCCGTCATCTTCCGGCATTTCCGCTTCAGCTTCCGGATCAACCTGTACAGTTTTAGGCTTTTTAGTATCTTCTTCGTTACTGTTTTCATCTTCCGCTTCCTTGCTTTCTTTTGGTAATTCTGGTAAGTGTAAAACATTTCTAACGTGCTCTTCAATACCGGACTCGGCAGTAAGCACGCCGGCGCTTGTGAATTTCTGAATAGCGTCAGCAAGCACAGTAACATCTTCATCGCCAATTCGTGCAAATTCAAGCTTGGGGTAGCCGTTTTTTAGTTCGGTAAAGTTGAGGTCGCAAAGTTGCTTAATAAGCTGTTCTTGAATGGTTGACTGCAGGTTTTTTGCTGTAGCTTCTTCTGAAAGTAAGAATAATTTGCTGTGGTCTTGGCTAACCGCACGAGAACCAGAAGCGTCAGAAGCGCCGAGTTCAAGGAACTGGGCCAATACAGACTTGGTAATTTGGCGGTCGTGGTACTGAATAGAAGGAATTACATCGCGGGTCGAATTGCCTTTCATATCTAGCATTTCAAGGCTCCAGCCTTCGGGTATTTCTTGAAAGCCTTCTTCATTGGCCCTAAATTGGCGCAAAGAAGCGCGGGCTTTGTCGAGGTCTTCTTGATCGGCATTTGCTGGCTTTTTAAGCACCGGCACACCAACAGCCAGTTTTTCAAGGGCAACAGCGTTAATGCGGTCTAGCTTGTCCTTTATGTCCCAGTGCTTGTATGCAAAGCGAAGCAGCGACACGCCTTCGTAGTTTTCGCCTTCCTTATCGTGGGTAAACACAATAAGCTTGGCCATTGGAATATCAACGTTTTGGCCATCCGTTAGCAGCTGTTGTATGCCGGGCTTGCCGTCCCTAGTCTCCCATTGCTGAATAGTGGTTTGTTTTCGGAATGAAACCTTGCCGATACCGATAAGTTGCTTGCCTTCATATTCGGTTAATTCGTAAACCTTCTCGGCAACACTGTGGCCAAAGTCAAACATAGTAAGCGCTTCACGTAAAAAGTCGTGCCAGTTAACATTGCGGGCCATAAGTTCGCGCTTAACGAAATCAGCCACAAACTTGTCCTGTTCATCATCGCTAGCCGGGTTAATGTTCCACTGGGTTGAAAGAATTGGTAATTTACAAACCTGCAGCGTGGCCCGAACGGTTGCATCACTGCGGCGCATAATGTCCATAAGCCGCAAGCCTTGCTTACCGCGCATTTTAACGTTGTATTCTTCAAGGGTAATTATGCCCTTATAAATAGCAGTACCGGAACCTCCTATTTCCTTGCCCATGCCTTTTGTTGTTGGTTTATTGGTATTCTCTGCCATTAAGCTTGTGCCTTTTTGTTTAGTATGGTTTTTTTAATACCGTTCGTCAAGCAAACCGCTAGTTTCTGGCCGGTAGCTTGACTGCTCTGGTTTTATGGCCCGATTATCAACAGCCGGCCGTTCTTCAACATTATCCCACGTTCCGTAATTACCTTTAGCGCAAGCTAGGGCCAGTGCGTCCGCCTTGTCCGGGCTGCGCTTCAAGCGGTCTTTGATGTTGGCCTTTGACTCAACTTTTTTAATTTGAGCGTCCTTACCAACATATTCAACACGAATTGCAGCTAATTCAGCAACGAGGTCTTCATCTTCCGGTATGGCAATTTCATGGTCAATAAACATTTGCGCAAGGTTGTCGTATATTTCGGTTCGCAGGTTAAACCATTTTTCAGTATTGCTAGTACCGGCCGAAAAATTAACCGGCACAACTTTGTAGTGGTACTTGTCTGGGTTTTCGCGTTTAGCTTTGCGTAGCTGGTCAGTAACGCCACCACCAACACCAATGTCATCAATGCGCAGCACAGCACGCCAGTCGGTTAGGCTAATGTTGTTAATAACGCGTTCAGTTGTAATTGCAGTGTCAACCTTGCTCCACTGTACTGGCTTGTGAATAAGGCCACCGGTTTTTTCAATTACTACGGTAGTGTCATCACCGAAGCGGGCAACGTCAACGCCATATTCATGCACGCCGTCCGTTCGTATGTTCCACTCGGGCCGCACGCTAACTTCCCTCGCAAAAGCTTTGTCCTTCTGGGCTTTTTCGATCTGCTTCCATACTTCAACGCTTTTAAGAATTAGGCCAAGCGGAATTAACGCAGTGCTTGCTTGGCTTGGGAATTCGGCCATGATTAGCGCTTCCCACATCGGGTGTTCTGGCCCCCACTGAATGTAACGGCGGTAAACGGTTAATGGTGAAATAAGAGCCGGTATGGGCGAAGCTAGTTTTTTCTGTTGCTCAACAACGTACTTAATTTGCTCGGTTTCGCTTTCCATGTCTGGTGGTGGCGTAAAGTACTCAACCAACTGTTCAGCGGTTTGTATGTTGTTGGCCGTAAAGTTGGGTGTATCAAAAACGGTTATGGTGTGCTTCACAACCATGGGGTCTTGAAACATTTTGTAAAAGCGGCCTTCCGGGTTTGTTGGGTTGCCAATGGCAAGTACGTGAGCGTTAAGGTTAGGCGTAACAGCGTCAACGCCAACCCAAATTTCCTCTTCAACACCAGAAGCTTCATCGACAATAACCAGAATGTCATCGGCGTGGTAGCCAAAAAACTTTTCCGAGTCGCGTGTTGAAAGGCCAATAGCAAACCATTCTTCGCTTAAATCCAAACCAACTTGGTTGCATTGCTTATCGGAAAGCTTAAACGGCGCCTTGGCGTGCTTGGTACGAATATAGCGCCAAATAACGTCCTTAACCTGCCGCCACGTTGGTGCGGTGGTTATAACGATCGAATTGGGTTTGCACATTAGGAACGCAAGGGCCACATCACTAGCAAGGTCGCTTTTGCCGGCAGCGTTGCAGCTTTTTACAGCAACAACCGGGTAATTGAAGACATCGCTTATAATTTCGGCCTGTTTGCTCCAAGGTCGCCGGCCCAGAATGTCGCGCACAAACTCAACATGCCGCTGCCGGTCGTAATACTGAATTAAGTCCCATGCTTCATCGGGGCTAATTTGTTTGGGTTGTGTCTTCGCTTGTGGTTGCATCAATTACGTTTCTTTCCCGCTCAATTTGAGCCCTTTTTTGTGCCACAAGGTCGGCAAGGCCGGTACCAACTTGGACTTCATGCTTTTGTGCTGGCGGTTGCCAATTATCGAACGTGCTTAACCAAATTTTTGCCTGTTCTGCGTCGCCCCGCGCAGCCCGCAAATAAACTCCGTTCCAAACTTTGTTGGTTCGCGTTTGCGTTCCAATTTCGTGCCGGCGTTTTTTTACCAAATCCCAGAAGTTCGGAATTTCTTTTTTCCAGCGCGTTAACGTGTTGCGGTGTACGCCTAGCTTGCTGGCAAATACCGCAATGCTCATTGGTTCCAGCGTGCCATCATCGTGGGTTATAAGCCCACCAACGGCATTGTAATCAATCCATTGCTCTTGTTGATATTTTAGCAACGCTTCGCTTTTTTGTTTTTGTGCAACCGCATCTATAACTTCCTGCGTTTCTGCACTATTTGGCACGCTCTCCATGCGCCAATCATAGCATGCTATTTGGCTAGTAAACCATGCTCTTGGCAATCGGTCGCAATTGCACCAATGGGGCATGTGCAGCCTGCGTTTAGCTCGTCTGATGCTAAGATTCTTTGGCCCGGAGGTGGTTGAATATTCGTGCTTGTTCTACCCATTCGAATAAACGCTTGAGCTTCTTCAAGTCGCGCAAATGCTTTGTTGCGCCAAGGCTGAATGATTGATTTGTCGGCTTTTATCGTGGCGAGTAAATCCGAGATTGTTTGGTCGTAGTTCATAACCTACCTTCGGTCCTTTCCTTTGCCGCCCATAAAAAACAAGCCAAGAATCAACAACAAAATAGCAATATTTTGCGCTTGATCAACCGGTGATAATTGTAGAAAATCGTTTATCATTTTGCCTTCCTTTCTATCGACTCACTAAGTGGTGTGCGCATTGTTCGTTTCGTTCGTGCCATTTGCCAAACTTACAACACCATGCACCACGCCTTTTTTTGTTAAGATCATCATACTGGCTGGCCGTGATAATACCATCAATCACATTGCAACTAATCAAGCTTCCATCGAGTTCAATACTGCTGTTCGGGTTTTGCTCTTTGATTTTCATGATTGCAGATGCTCTTCGCTTGTTCACCCAATAGTCACCAACCTTCGATATCACAACCATCGTCTTGTCGCTAACTGAATTTGTCATACCGAGAATACTCCATTTTTAACGGCCTTATGTTTCCTCCCCCAGACAATCAAATCATTTTGCTTACGCTTTAGGCTGACAAAATCCGATATTCTTGGCGCATACTGATCGTTCATAGCAACCCCAACGCCAGAAATAAGTTTTTTGAGATTCTCGTCTCCATGTGTTTTTAGAAGATTAGAGCATGCTTTTCGATTAGCTTCAACGTTTCCAGTAATCTCCATTGCGGTTTGTTCATGCCAAAAACTAAACATCGCATCAATTTTTTTTGAATCGATCCGTTGCGTGGCTTTAGCCGCGCCATTGTCTTTACTAGTCTTATCTAGTCTAGTCTTATCTAATCTAATATAATCTAATCTAATCTGGGTTGTCATTTGGTTGTCATTTGGTTGGCTTTTGGTTGCAACGCGGTTTTCTTCAGGGGTGATTGTAGTAGCATTTTCAACACCCTCAATGGTCTCCAATATTTTGCGACGTTCTGTATAGGCTCCAAACTCGTTAAAAATGAGCGACTCAAATTCCTTGCTATAAGTCGTAGGTTGGGACCGATCTTTTCGGACCGTATTGTTCAACATCCAGTGCTTTATAACGACCACTCCGCTATCAAAAATAAGCACATATCGCTTGCCAATAAGTACCTTCAAATCGTCGTCATTGGCGCCAACCATACGCATAACGCGTTTCGGACCTACAAAGCCATAGTCGTCGGCGTTCATTGATAAATGAAAATATAAACCCTGTGTTGATAACGGCATATCCAGGAACGCATCACTCTCAACGATGGCCTGACTAAACATGCGCCTCTTGCTCATTGTTCCATACCCATTTAAAAAGCCCCTTTCCGGGGCTTAAGAGATTAGTGGTTTTCTACTAGACCTATCGATCATAGCAAATCACACACTAGCTGTAAACCCCTGTGTTAATACCTAGTAAAGGCCCTGTGTCTAGTAGAACCTTTGGAATTACATAATACAACCATTCGAGCTATTTGAGCAATAAAACCTTTTTGAAACTTATCCCCATGTGCATAACCCTGTGGAAAATAAAAGAGATCCAGTCAGAATGGATCTCAGTGGGTATGCCGGTCCGCGACCTCGCTAATACCCTTGGCCAGTATAACAAAAAACCCCACCAGGGAGATGGGGTTTGCCGCAACTGCTCTGACGGCAATGCTATTGTATCAGTTCTTTAGGCCAGTGTCCGTTTACAAAAAAGTAGTCAATCTTTGGGCCAATCTTCTTTGCGTAGTAGTTCACTTTAGCTTTCATTGTTCGCTTAAAGTCAAGTTCGCCGTTTTCGTAAATATCGATGTTCATTTTTGGTAATCCTTTCTTGATTACCTATATAGACTAACACACTATTGCGTTATTGTCAATATAAACATACAGTATTATATTTACTTACCCCACCCAGAATCTTGCAAAGGCTCGTGATTATTATCCCCATCCTCAGCCACTTTTAATGGTTTCTCGCTCGTTTTTGGCGCCAACTTGTAACATGTATCGCCTAACGGCACAGAATCGCCATACGGGCATCCTGTGGGCGTCGTTTTGCAAATTGGCGATCCCGATTCAGTAACGTCTATTTGGTACGATCCGGCTGAACACGTTTTTTGTTCAGCAGCACTTGCATGTACCGCGAACATAAGGAGCAAGGCCAGAATGATTGCGGCAATCCATCGCTTCAT